AACATTACGTAAACAACAAGGAATTTTTAAATGCAATTGTCATTTATCGTAATCAGTGTAAGAGAGCAGAGGAAGCTGGAGAAGACAGACCTCGTATCACAAACTATCTTGGAGAATGTTTCTTGAAGATAGCAACTCATCTATCATATAAACCAAACTTTGTGAACTATATGTTTCGTGAGGATATGATATGTGATGGTATTGAGAACTGTGTTCAGTATATCAAAAACTTTGATCCAGAAAAATCTTCAAACCCATTTGCTTATTTTACTCAAATTATACACTATGCATTTCTACGTCGTATTCAAAAAGAAAAGCGACAAATGGATATAAGAACTAAAATTATAGAAAAATCAGGATTCGAAGAAGTCATGTCAGCTGACGGAGACTTCAATGCATCTGATTATAATACAATTAAAGAAAACATACAAGCAAAACAATATTCATGAAGGTTGCAATTATTACGGATACACACTTTGGTGCTCGAAAGGGTAGTAAAGTTTTTCATGACTTTTTCCAAAAATTTTATGATGATATATTCTTTCCTACGCTAGAGGAGAGAGGTATCAAAACATGCATTCACATGGGAGATGCATTTGATAATCGAAAGAATATTGATTTCTGGGCATTAAATTGGGCAAAGAAAAATGTGTATGATAGATTTCAAAAAATGGGAATTAAAATATACCAATTGGTTGGAAATCATGATGTATACTATAAAAATACAAATGAAATTAATGCAGTTGAATCTTTGCTAGAAGACTATGATAATATAGTTTCAATTTCTTCTCCTGATTCATATAAGATTGGTAAGTCAAATTTCTTTATGATTCCTTGGATATGTGCAGATAATTATGATGAAACTAAAAGAAAAATTAGTCGCACAAAATCTAAAGTTGCATTTGGACATTTAGAGATAAATGGATTCCAAGCACATCGGGGATTTGTAATGGAACATGGAATGCCTAAATCATTCTTTGATAAATTTGAAACTGTATTCTCTGGTCATTATCATACTCGTTCAAACGATGGTAAATTTTTCTATCTAGGTAATCCATATGAAATATATTGGAATGACGTAAATGATCGAAGAGGATTTCATATCTT